AAATCAATGTCATCGCCAAATGCTGAATCTAAATCTTCAGTTGCTACATTATTAACTCCCGCTTTTTGATATTCGGCAACTCTTTTCTCAAAGAAATTAGTTTTACCTTGTAAAGCGATGTTCTGCATGAAATCAAATGGATTTTCAGAATTGTAAACTTTAGGTACACCTAACGCCACCAATAATCTATCTGTAACGAATTCAAGATATTGTGACATTAAATCTGAGTTCATACCAATCAAACGAACTGGTAAAGCTTCGAGAATAAATTCTTTTTCAATCTCTAACGCTCCACAAATGATTTCTTTAATTCTCTCTTGTGAGATTTTGTTTTCAATATGGTTGTTATATAAATGACAAGCAAAATCACAGTGTACACCCTCATCACGAGAAATTAATTCATTTGAGAAAGTTAAACCTGGCATTAAACCTCTTTTCTTTAACCAGAAGATAGAACAGAATGAACCTGAGAAGAAGATACCCTCAACTGCGGCGAACGCTAATAATCTATCTACAAATGATTCTGAATTAATCCATTTAAGTGCCCACTCCGCTTTCTTCTTAATCGCCGGAACAGTTTCAATTGCGTTAAACAATTTATGTTGTTCATCTTTGTCTTTTACTAACGTATCAATTAATAATGAATACGTTTCACTATGGATATTCTCCATCATGATTTGGAAACCATAAAAGAATTTAGCTTCAGTGTATTGAACCTCATTTACAAAGTTCATTGCTAAGTTTTCATTTACGATACCGTCAGACGCAGCGAAGAACGCTAACACATGTTTAACGAAATGTTGTTCATCGTCATTTAATTTATTTTCCCAATCGTTAATATCTTGACTTAAGTCAATTTCTTCAGCCGTCCAAAACGATGCTTCAGATTGTTTATAGAACTTCCATAAGTCATGGTGTTCGATAGGAAAAAGGACAAAGCGTCCAGGATTGTCTTGTAAGATTCTCTCAGTCATAATTTTTTTTTAATTTTTAAACTCTTGGTTTTACTTGTTGTCTTCTGTTGAAAGCTTCAGCTGCTCTATCTACATTATTACGAACTCTTTCTTGTTCGTGACCTAATAATGTATTTTGTGAATCGGTGTCAATAACTAAAAACTCGTTGTTGAATTTACAGTTAGTGAATACTACACCATCACGACCAATACGTGACTTAACTAACGTAAGTGTTGCTAAGTTTTGGTCTTTTTGTTCTAACGATTTGGCAATCGATAGTATTACGTGGGCAATTTGTGCCTTTTTAATTGAACCTCCCATTTGATCTCCCGTTACAACTTCAGATGATATTGATTCTCTATTACCTTGTGTTGCCGTCCAAATCGCCATATTAAACTCGCCAGTCATTGATTCTAAACTTCTCATGATTGAACCTTCGCCTTTCCATTCTTCTCCACCTGTACTTCTTTCAGGTGTAATACAATCCACATAATCTAACACCAATAAATCAACTTTGATTCCATCAGCGGCCATTTTTCTCAATTTAGATTTAATATCAGAAATTGTAATGTTATCTGATGGGAATTTCATAAGATTGATACTACCGTTTGATCTTGCTTGAGCCTCAAATACTTTTTCCTTCACTTCTTCCGCATGTTCAGGTTGTTCGTCAGGAGCAATACCAGACCAAATAGTGTAGTGTTTTCTTTTAATGTTACCCGGATTATCCTCAAAGAAAATTTGTACAACATTCAATCCGAGATTATATGCAGTGTTCGCAAATTTAGTTAATAAGGTTGTTTTACCTGTACCAGTTGGAGCAAGTACAACACCTAGTTCACCTTTTCCTAACCCACCTTTTAAAAGGTTATCAATACCTACAATACCTGTTGGGATTGGTAATCTAAAATCCTTCTCCAACGCGGCGTCAATATCATGAAATACGTCAAGAACTTCATCGTTTGAAATTCCTACTTGTAACGCTTTCTTAATGATTTCTTCAATCTTACTGTAAGCTTCAAATTGTCCATTTTCAATGATACTCTGTACTGATTTTAATTCTCTTTTAAGGTTCTGTTGTTTGCAAAAATTCAACGCAGTATCCTTAACATAAGACGTATCTTTTGTATCGTCTTTTATCGCCTCTAACGTGTCAATATGAATTCTGGAAGAATCTTTGTTTCCCCCTTCAGCCATAACTTTTTGAGACAATGTGTGATAATCAGGTAATTTCTCGTATGTTTTATACAATTCTTTAATGTTCTCCATTAAAAATCTAAAAGAATTGTTCTCAAAATATTTGCTCTCTAAAACGTCGATAATTGTTTCACCATATTTTTTATCCTCTATAATTGCCTTGATAAGAGATTGCTGAAATGAAAACCCTAAATAACCAAAATTCTTTTCTTCCATGTTTATTATTTTATATATATTTTTTAATTTTTACAGTTGGTATTGTAGATACGTTGTTTCCAAATCGTAAGCTGATAAAATGTCAGTTAAATCTGACAAAATACGCTTAAGTTTTGGTCGAATATCTACCGTGTATCTAACTTTCGGATGGTAGTAGTACGCCGGAAATATCCTAGAAATAAATACGTCGTCACCTAACTTAATTTCCAATAAAAAGTGTTCTTTTTCTTGTTCATTTGAATCTTCCACATACTCCGAAGATAGGAAAAAGTTTTGATTTTCACTCATGTAATCGGAAGTTTTCATTTTCAAATCTTCACTAATTTCTTCGCAAATATTTTTTATGTAATAGTGCATATCCATCGATCTTCTCGCTTGTGGATTATGGTCTTTTACGTTGAAGAATCTTTGACATACGATGTTTCCACCTAAACTAAGCAAAAATTCAAATTTTGTGATGTCCATTTGTTGGTTACTCATAGTTTTTAATTTTAATAATTCTTTTATTTTTTTCTTTTGTTGTTAGTCGAAGGAATGGGTTTAGGAAATTAACGAATCCGTCATCCGATTTTGGTAACAGGCTAAAGATTCCGTCATCCCTCATCATTCTCATCGCGTTTTTATAAGACCTACCTTCTTGGTCTAATTTTTCATTTATTAGTAATTCTATATTTTCTTTTGCCTCGTCAGTTAAAAATGGTTCCTCCAAACTTACGATACGATTATTCACATCAAAAAATTCTTCACCCAATACTCCATGTTTGGTAACACCTGTTAGTAAATTAGCGACAAGCTTGTTGTGTTTATCTTGTTGAAATATTTCTTCACATTTGTTCTTAACTCGTTCAACAGAAATGTGTTCGGTTTTTAATTCGGGAAAAAGAGACAAAAATCTTTTTACTCCCATTCCTCTTATTCCTGCGATGTTGTCCGAAGAGTCACCACACATCATCTTAACCAATTTGACATTCTCAATTAAGATTTCTTCATGGTTATAAACAATGGTATCGTTTTTTTTGTAAAGTTTTCCGTGTGACGGATTGTAGATTTGTGTATTTTCTGACACTAACTGTGTTAGGTCACCATCTGAAGAATAAACTATTTTTTTCTCTTTAGGTGAGTTCTGAGTATAGTAAGCGATGTTATCATCGGTCTCACAATACTCATACTCTCCCTGTCTTACAAATAACTCTTCAAGATATTGTTTTACTCTATCTCTTTGGAAAGTGTAAGAACTTATTTCTTCTTCAGAACGAAGACGTGATTTTCTGTTTTCTTTGTATGGTGCGTAAATTTTCTTACGAGTTTGAGAACCTTCCAATCCATCCCAAAATACTACTATCTTGTCTAAATTGTATGTCTCAAATGTTTTTCTAAGAGTATTGAGAAAATGATAAATTCCTCCAATATGTTCTCCCTTATAAAAGGCATTTTTGAAACCGTAGAAACCAATCGTAAGTAAATTATCACCATCTACTAATAAAACAGACATTAAATAAATTTATTATATATCACTTTCCTCTGTTACAACTTGTGTGTCTGCGATGTCTGTAACATTAACACCTAATTGTTTACCGATGTACTCACTGTTATCACGTTTGTACTCTTCGATAGAACGTTTTTCTTCAGTATCGTCTTTACCGTGCATAAATCCTTGAGGAGTTACCAAGATACGACCATCTTCATATCCACCACCATTGATGTGGTTCTTACTGATTGAGATTTTGGTACGTGTAGCGATTCTGATTTTTCTCTTATCTTTAGTAATAGAGATTTTAGTAGTACCCGCACCTTTTTGGTTACCGAATAAGAATACTAATGATGAGTTTAACCAAATGGCTTCACCACCTTTAGCTTTGATTTTTGGTTGTCCAAAAGGATTGTCAGGTAATTCTACCCATGGTTGATTAACGATAACCAAACTGTTTGTGTAAGGTTTGTCTGTTCTTCTTGAACCTGAGATACGTTGGTTGATTCCCATACCAATCTTATCAGCCAAAACTGATGCGTTGTGTTGTTTACCACCTTTACCATCGTAAGTCATTTTACAAGGAACTGAACCTACTGAATCCCAAAGGAATAACATATCGTAAGGAATATCACCCTTTTCTTGAGCATCCATCAATTCATTAATGTAGTCTGTGATTTGTTCGATGTATTCGAAATCACTATTGAAAAGATATTCACCATCTTTATCAAAACCCATTAATGTTGCGTGTTCCCAACTCCATTTTTGTTCTGTGATAATGAACACAGGAAGGATACCTTTCTTTTGTGCGTCTACCGCTGTTTTTACTAAAGCCGTTGTTTTACCTGTATCACTATGTCCTAATAACATATTAATGTGACCCATCGCAGGACCTGGAAGACCTGTAGCTTCCAAGAAGGCGTCTCCTAAATCGAAGAAACGATCAGCTTTGTATTCGGCTTCTTTCGAGAATTTCTTCTTGATTGCCGAGAAATCTGTTTTTTTAATACCTGCCATTGTTTTGTTTTTAAAAAAGTGGCCCCGTCAAAATAACGGGACCCCTATGAATTAATTAGAACGGTAAATCTTCATCTGCGTCATCGTCAACTTGTGGGTCAACTACCGGTGTAGATGGTTTTGGTGCCGCTAACACTTCTTCACCTTGTGAGTTTGAAACCCATTTTTTGGTTTCTGAATCCCAACGTGGAACTTCACCTCTTGCTACCATTTCAAGATATTCTTCAGGTTTTTTAGAATATACATCAGACCATGTTAATTCATCATCTAACCACAATTTAGATACCGCCTCATCTGTATTAAGTGGAGACGCGTCTTCAGGGATGATTGAGTTAATAGTTGTGTATTCTTTACCTGTACCTGATTTGGTTAGAGTTAAGAACAATGTTAAGTCACGTCCATTTTCAGGATTAGTAACGTCACCTTTCTTTTGGAAGATTGGGAAGATTTTATCTAAGATACCATCTTGTTTTGCGTTGTGTTTAAATCTCCAAAATTTTGGACCATCTTGTTCGTGGTCACGGTCAATAACCTTAACAATATAGAATTTACGTGAACGATATTGACGAGCTAATTCACGGTCAGAGTCAACACCAGTCATCTCTAAACCTTCTTTAACTTCGTTCAATGGTGAACGCTTTCCTTCTTGTTTTGGGTCATAAAGTTTTACCCATTTTCCATCTACTTGGATTTCGTGGAAATAAACCTCTTTGAATGGTGAGGAACCATCTGGTGTAGGAAGAATACGAATTCTTCTTTCTTCACCTTTAGAACCTTTAGGAAGTACAGTTGTGAAGTATTTCTTCATTCTGTCTTCTTGGTTAAATTTGTTTGCATTGCCACTTGTGGCGTTTTTGCTCTTCTCGTACTGTGCTAGTACCGCATCGAATGTTGACATAATAGTTTAATTTAAATTATAAAAT